GGTCGATTGGCTCCCCAGATAGACTTGATGCCTGTGTATGGGCAATTACAGACCTCTCACTTAACGGATATGCGAAACCCAAACTGACCCTCGCTTACTCAAGTGCTAAGGGACTTTCACAGAAATAGTAATGGAACCTACCTCATGGTTAAGAAGCTCTCAGAGGCCAAAGCTAAGGCAACACTTGGCGTAGCTGGCGATAACACACATAACGGTCAAATCCGTGCTGATGAGTTTCTTCCTGAACTGCGTGGCAAGAAAGCCATTCGCAAGTACCGTGAGATGCGTGACAATGATAGTACCGTTGGTGCTGTTATGTATTCTGTTGAGCAAATCCTTCGTGATGTTGACTTGCATGTTAACCCTGTTGACGACAGTGATGCAGCTAAGGCTGAAGCTGACTTCGTTAAGAGTGTCCTTGATGACATGGATCATACTCTAGATGACCACATTGCAGAAGCATTGTCGTTTCTGTCGTATGGCTTCGGTTGGTTCGAGGTTATCTACAAGAGACGTGTTGGCCCAACTGAACGCTCCGATAAGAAACACTCTAAATACACAGACGGGCGTATTGGTGTGCGTAAGATTGCAGCCCGTGCGCCTTGGACTATCAATAGGTTTGATGTCGATCAAAAGACTGGTGATGTTCTAGGTATTGAGCAGTCAGTTGGGCTTATGGCAAGTAAGAACTATATCCCACTTAATAAGTCCTTGTATTACCGCACTACCTCAATAAATGGTGATCCAAGTGGCCGTAGTATTCTTCGTAACGCTTATACTTCTTACGAGTACCTTAACAACTTACAGGCTATTGAGGCCATTGCGGTTGAACGAGAGTTGGCGGGTATTCCTGTCGCTCGTATTCCCGCTGAGTATCTTTCTGGGGACGCTTCTTCTGCTCAATCAGGATTTGTACACAACTTGCAGCAAATCTTACGAGACGTTAAGTTCAACGAGCAGGGTTACATTATTCTGCCATCCGACACCTACCCCGATAAAGATGGAGCCCCTTCCTCCACTAGACTAGTTGACATTGAGCTTATGGCATCCAATGGTAAACGCAACATTGACATCAATCCAATCGTTAGTCGTTACCAGCATGACATTGCTCGTAGTGTCCTTTCTGAGTTTCTTCTGCTTGGTTCCTCCGGGGGTTCTTATGCCCTCTCCAAGTCGAAGACAGACCTGTTCCTCCGTGCGCTTGAGAGTTACATCCAAGCAATCGTTGACGTTCTCAACAAACAGTTGGTCGAGCGTCTTTGGCAGTTGAACGGTCTGAATTATGACCTGATGCCAACTATCGAAGCTGGTGATGTCGCCCCGCACGATCTCCGTGAGATTTCTTCCTTCCTCCGCAATCTTAATGGTGCAGGTATCGACGTTAGTACTCACCCAGAAGTCATTCAAGACCTTATGGACTTGGCTGAACTAGATTATGACCAAGATGCAGGTCAACCAAACACAAATACACAGGAAACTGAATAATCATGGCTACTCTCAATGATCGTGTGTTCGACAACGGTTTGACCGTTCTTGACACAGAAGCAAACAAAATCGTCATTACCTCGCAAGAGGCTACAACATTCACTGAAGCTAACGTGACCTACGCCCTTGGCGACAGCACAAGCCTTAGCATCGGCGCACCACAAGATCGCTCAGGTGGTGGCCGTGAGGTTGTTGTAGCTGCTATCACAGATGGCTCTGTAACTGGCACTGGCACAGCGACACACTACGCTATCGTAGACACTGTCAACTCTCGCCTCCTTGCCACAAGCACTTTGACAGCATCTCAGTCTGTCACATCAGGCAACACGTTCACGTTGTCTTCAGTCGCAATTGGCATCCCAGACCCAGCGTAAGCTGTGTTGACTTTGATCCAGCCTAAGAGGTTTTCTGAATGGTCACTCTAGTAAACAGAGCCAAGGTTGCCACTGCCACAACTGGCACAGGCACAATCACTCTTGGTTCTGCTGAGAGCGGCTACCAAACTTTTGCTGACGCAGGAGTGGCTGACGGTGATGTCGTTCGTTACGTCATTGAGGATGGCACTGACTGGGAGATCGGCACAGGCACATACACGGCCTCTGGGACCACTCTGTCACGGACTGTGAGCGAGAGTTCCAATGCTGACGCTGCGTTGAACCTGACAGGCTCTGCGGTGGTCTATGTGTCGGCTGCGGCTGAGGATATAGTTTCTGAGCTAAATGACTTATCGGATGCTGTAGGTAATGCAACGACAGATAACTACGGTGCTGGCCGTGACATACTAGGTGACATTACTTCCGGTCAGGAGAATGTGGCATTTGGTGGTTTGACTGGCCAACAAATAACAACTGGCAGTTCTAATGCTTTCTTTGGGAAAAGTGCAGGTCGTTTTGTAACCACAGGCTCGTATAATGTCGGTATAGGTTTGGCTGCTGCAAGTGGCACAAACTTAGACAAACAAACTGGCGATTATAACATTGGTATTGGGTGGAATGCTGGTAATGCTGTTGTATCTACGGATAAAAACACAGCAATCGGATACAACGCAGATAATACAGGAAACCCTGCTGGATCAACGGCAATCGGTTCAGATGCGGTAGCCGCTGGAAATCAAGCAACGGCACTTACTTACAGTTACGCCTCTGGTGCAGACAGTTTTGCAGCAGCTATAGCCAACAACACATCTAGCTATGGCGCTACTGGTACTAATGCTGTGGCTATTGGTTCTAATGCGAGAGCGCCTTCGTCTAATGCTATCGCTCTAGGGGTTAATTCTTGGGCAAGGTCAGACACGACTTTTGCGGTTTTTGGCGACGCTCAACCAAGTTCTATCGCAGCTATAGCTATTGGTTTGAGTTCTGTAGCTAGTGGTGCAGCAGCTTCTGCTTTTGGCAGAGATTCTTACGCATTAGCTTCCGGTTCTGTCAGCTTGGGTAAATCTCGTGCGGGTGCAGCTAGTAGTATTGCTGGTAGTATTAACCAAAACTCAACTTCTTACGGCACAACTGGCGTAAACACCGTAGCGTTTGGTACTCAAGCTAAAGCTACAAATAACAGCGCAGCATCTATTGGTCAAAGTTCTATAGCTAGTGGCTATCAATCAGCCGCATATGGTTATAATGCTGTAGCTTCTGGCCAAGACAGTTTTGCAGGAGGTTCAAGTACAGATGCTACTGCCACTAGGTCAACTGCTTTAGGTAACGGCGCTCAAGCAACCCATTCAAATTCAACTGCTGTTGGTTACAATGCAGCAACAAGCGCAACAAATCAGGTTTCTTTAGGTGCGTCAGGGTATGCAGTAAAAGTATCTGGTAACTACACCCTCCCTACGGCTGACGGTACTAACGGACAGGTGATGACCACAGATGGATCAGGAGCCGTTACGTTTGCTGATGCTGGTGGTGGTACAGCCCTAGAACTCTACGCTGAGAACCCTGTCACCCCTACTGCACCAGTGGCAACGGGTACTAACGGTGTTGCTATTGGTGCGTTTTCATCAAGCACTGGAAACTCGGCTCTTGCCTTTGGGTATGGTACAAGTGCATCCTATGCATATACGCTTGCGGCTGGCTACAATGCTCAAGCCTCTTCGCAATTCGGGGCAACAGCCCTCACAAATTCATACGCCTCTGGCTCCTACTCCTTCGCAGCAGCTATAGCCAACAACACCTCTAGCTACGGTGCTTTGAATACCAATGCAATTGCCTTGGGTAGTCTGAACAAAGCGGCTGGTTACGAAAGTTTTGTAGCGGGTGGATATGCTAACACTGCTAATAACTACAGAAGTTCTATTCTTAATGGATCAAGCAATACAGTAAGCAGTAATTTTGGTACTATTCTTGGTGGTGAAAATAACACCATCAATTCTGGTTCTAACTATTCTACAATTATAGGTGGTGAACGTAACGAAACGAACCAACAGTATACAATTGCATCAGGATTAAGATCCAAAACATCTGTACAGGGTCAAGTTGCTCATTCTTCTGGTCACTTTGCAGCAACTGGTGATGCACAGACTTCTAAATATGTTTTAAGAAGTGACACAACAGATGCAACGGCTGAGGCATTAACCTCGACTAATACTTCTGGTTCTATTGTGAACCAAGTCATTCTACCCAACAACTCTGCCTACAGCTTCTCAGGCACAATTATTGCCCGTGAACAAGCGTCTGCTGGCAGTGACTACGCAAGCTGGGAGATCAAGGGTGCATTGCTGCGTGACGCCAATGCTGCATCAACTGTCTTGGGTAATGGCATTCAGAATAAACTCTACGCCACATCAGGTGCATCAGCATGGGCGGTTGCTCTAACGGCTGACACAACCAATGGCGGCTTGAAGATAGAGGTCACTGGCGCAGCATCGACGAACATCCGTTGGGTTGCCACGGTCAACACAAGCGAGGTTACATACGCATAATGGGTAAGATTGAATTAGATCACACAGGCTCAGGCGGCGGCGTTACACTTAGCTCTGACGGTACTGACCTACTCTTAGACGGCACGGCTATCGGTGGCGGTGGCGGTGGTGGGGCTTTTACAGTAGTCAGTAAGCCTGATGCATATACTGTAGGCTCCTCTGATCTTGGGAAAATACTCGTTTTCACAGGTAGTTGGAACGAGTATGCAACTTTAGGTTCTGCATCAACTTTAGGTTCAGGCTTTTATGTTACAATAACAAATCAGTCAGGAAGCACACACATTATAAATTGTAGTGGTTCTGACATTATATCGCCTAATGGTGGTAGTGGGGATACAGCCTACAGACTAGCTAGTGGTGCTTCTGTAACTTTGATAAGTGACGGAACATCCAAATGGCTAATACAAAACATTTCTCCTTATCTTTATGTTGAATGCAATAACAACAGTGGTAATTTTAACCCTACTGCAACTGGTACTGGTGCTGTTGCCTTGGGACGAGGGGCTAATGCAGGGGGCAGTGCCTCATTTGCTGCTGGGGCAAGCTCAGGGTTTTCTGGGTCAACAGCAAATGGTGCTGGCTCAACAGCCCTCGGCGGCTCCTACGCCTCTGGCGCTAACAGCTTCGCAGCAGCTATAGCCACCAACTCATCTAGCTATGGTGCTACTGGTGCTAATAGTATTGCGATGGGGAATCAGGCTAAGGCGACAGATAGCAGAGCTGTTGTAATTGGTGGTTCTACTAACACAGCGGCTGGCCCAGATTCTGTAGCTATAGGTGGTCAACAAAATACGGCTGGAACCTTTGCTAATGGTTATGCTATAGCATCTGGTTATGACAGTCATGCATATGGTGCATATTCTATAGCTTTAGGTAATCGTGGCAGGGCATTAGAAGATCATAAATACGCACACGGTGTTTTCCCTGAAGGAAGCCAGTACGGTCGTTTGATTTTGAAAGCGGCAACTACAGATGCAACAGCAACTGCTCTTGCGTCTAGTGGGTCTGCGTCTAGCGACAATCAAGTCATCCTACCCAACAACAGTGCCTTTGCCCTCCACGGCACCATCGTAGCCCGTCAGCAAGCCTCGGCAGGCACTGCATGTGCGGCATGGAAGATTGAGGGTTTGATCCGCAGGGAAGGTTCCGCTGGCACCACAGTCTTAGTCAACTCAGCAACAACTGTACTCGACAACACACCAGCTTGGGGCATGGCTCTGAGTGCAGACACTACCAACGGTGGTCTTGCGATTACCGCAACTGGTGCAGCAGCAACCAACATTAGATGGGTGGCTACAATCCACACATCTGAAGTAACTTACGCCTAAACAGGAGAATCCAAATGGCTATTCAAAACAACATCGCAGAAGGTGCCTCCCAATATGGCATCGCTTTCAACAACGCTTACTACCGCATCGTGACAGCGGCAATCAGCCGTCAACGTGGAACTGATCCAAAGTTCAGCGTGATGATTGACTTGTCAGCATATGCGACAGCAACTCCCGGTGACGACACTCGTGAGGTGGACTTTAAGCGTTACAACGCAAACCTAACTGACGTTCAGGCTGCATCTGGCGACGCATTCATGGACAAGTGCTATTCTTGGGTAATGGCTCAGGATGACATGGCGGGAAGCACGGCGGTATAACATGGCATTAGTCCTATCGCATATAACAACGACAGAAATTACGTCGTCTACTTCTTCGGTTGATTATTCTTTGACTGGCGATTTTAATGTCTATCAGCTTATTGCAGATGGGGTTACAACCAACACAACTGGGCCTGATTTATGGCTGCGAGTATCTACGGATAACGGATCAACTTTTGTAAGTACAGCGGGTGCTTACTACTGGGGTGGGCGTTACAGAACTGTAGGTGCAAGTAGTGCGAGTGCAGGGAATCGAGGTCCTACAGGTGGCGCTGCTCAAATAGTTATAGCTGAAGTGGTTGGTGGCTCAACTTTGTTGAGCTTTGATTATAGTTTGCATAATGTAAAATCATCAAGCCAGCGTTTTCATACACATGGTTTGTTTACAACATCAGCGGCTGACTATGTTGTTCAAGGTGGTAATTCAGGTACGTACAATACTGATGCAACAATCACAGATATACGAATATTACCTGACACTGGCACATTTGAAAGTGGAACTATCAGGCTTTATGGGGTTGCATAATGAAGAAATACAAAAACGGTATTCTTGTTGATATGACCGCTGATGAAATAGCGGCCCGTCAAGCTGAAGAAACTGCATGGGCTGCGGGTGCTAATGATAGATTGGCGGCTAATTTGCGGGAAGAACGTGACAGACTATTAGCTGAAACGGACTATCTAGCATTATCTGACAACACAATGTCTTCTGCAATGACAACTTACAGACAAGCTCTGCGTGATATAACAAATCAAGCTGGCTTTCCAGCAGACATCAGTTGGCCCACTAAACCGTAGGAGTAACAAATGCTTGGATTTAGCCCCCTCGCCTCTGCGCCCCTTGCGGATGATGGGGCTACCGCAGAGATTATCTACCTTCTTACGGCTGACCCTGTTACCACAGGCAACCCTGTCGTTGGTTCTTCTGCGATTGCTCAAGAGCATGATTTAGCCGCCGATGGTTTGACGACAGGATCGCCTGTTGTTCCGTTGTCAACATTTATTCAGGGCCACGATCTATCAGCAACGGGCATCACAACTGGTCAACCTAGTGTTGGTTCATCTGCCATTGTTGAGAACAACAACCTTGGTCTCGTAGCTATCACAACTGGTCAACCTAGTGTTGAAGCAAGCTCTATTAGTCAGACCCATGACCTGAGCCTTGTAGGTATCACGACAGGTTTCCCAATCGTTCTTGGCATTACAATGTCGGAGCGTGAGACCTTAAACGCTGATCCTATTTCCTCTGGTACACCTGTAGTTACCTCTCCTGATTTTACGCAAGATCATTCCCTGATTTCCGTTGGGGTCGTCACAGGCCAGCCTGTAGTTGCAGAAGAGACGTTTGTTCAGACCCACGACCTTACCGCAGCTAATATCAACACTGCACCACCAACTGTAGGTGTAGCAACCTCAGATCAGACACACGTCCTTTCCCCTGAGGGTATTACAACTGGTCAACCGACAGTCCCATCTATCACAGCCTTTGAGGATGAGACTTTAGTTGGTGACAACATCACGACAGGCCAACCTGTAGTTGCAACTACAACAATGGTTGAGACGAACATCTTTGTCGGGGTAGGTATCACTACTGGTGTCCCTGTTGTCGGTCAACTGACAATCAACGCATCTAAGAGACGTGTGGTTTCTGTCACAGCTAACTCCGATAACAATGCTGTACTCTCGGAAGCATATAACACAGCAGACTTTAGTAGACCGACAAATACAGCTACGTTCAACAATAAACAGAATAGGGTGGCCTGATGGCATTTAGAATTAAACAGAATGACACTTCACCTTCCCTAGAAGCTACCTTGTCTGATGCTAACCTGACCCCTGTTAACCTTACCTCTGCTACTGTCATGTTGCATGTCAAAGAGGTTGGTGGCTCAGTAGTTATTGACGAGCAAATGACTATCACAAATGCTGAGGGTGGTGTCGTTCAATACGATTGGCAAACTGGGGATACTTCTCAACATGGCACTTACTATGTAGAGTTTGAGGTTACTTACTCAGACGCTTCCGTAGAGACCTTCCCTAACACTGGTAGCCTACCTCTGGTCATCACACGAGAGTTGAACTGATGACTACTTGGACTAGGCACTTATATGAGCATAATGACTTAGCTATATCCAAGGCTGAATATCAGGGTGAGAAAGTTACCCTAAATAAGCCAAGACGTATCCAAGGCGGTAACAAGAAGTTTGAGGTATTCGTTCAAGACGGGGGTAAGGTCAAACGAGTTACTTTCGGTGATC